AGGTAAAAAGTTTAATCCTATTGCTTGTCCTTGTTGTTCGTCTGTGATGTTGCCGAGTTTTGCTATGTCTTGAAGATTGATCCCTGCTCCACGGCTCATGGCTCCTCCTCCAAGTTGCTCTTGAGGTTTAGCAAATGCTCCTGCAACTAAACTTGCTGCGGGGATCATCCATTCCGGTTTACTTAAAATACCTGATAATCCTTTTCCTACACTACTTTTCATTGCCTTACTCATCCAACCACTTCCAGGCATACCTGCAGGTAAAAAATTCGCTCCTGCTCCTAGGACAGCTGCTGTAATTAATGGATTCTTTTTAATAGGATCCATAATCTTTTTCTGGAACCATGATCCAATGCCATATTGTCTACGGCCATCAGCTCCGGCGATTCCTCCGTAAGCCATATCTTGTTGAAAGTTTCCTTCCATTAAATCTTTGTGTGCTTGTTCAGCAGCCTCTCTTGGTGAGAAGCCTTGTTCTAAATAAAATTCATATCGTTGTTCTAGGAATGCATCATTACCTCTGTGACTTGCTAATCTTACATCTCCTCCATTAGCCATTTGTGCTGGCATCATGGAACCTATACCTTCTTGAGGTTGTGGCGCCATTGGTTGAGGGCCTTGGGCCATTTGTTGAGGACCTTGCTGAGGAACTTGTTGTTCCATCTGCTGTTGTAGTGCTTGTAAAACTTTTTTCCATGCTCCGCTTGAGAAGAATTGTTCAAAGCTTCCAAACTGAGCCCGTGCTTCAGGGGGAAGTTGTTCCCATAGCTGTTGAGCTATTTGTTGTTGCTGTTGAATATCTCCTTGGTATTTAATACTAGGAGCTCCAGCTTCTATTGTTTCTGTAATTTGTTCTTCAAATGCCATAATAGTCTCTGTGTAATTATAATAAAGGCAGGAATTTCACCTGAACTTTTAGTATTACTTTGTTTTTGCAAACAAATCAAGTCTTGGTAGCTTAACCAAGACATCTCTTTGTATATGTGCAGGGTCTATTTTGAGCCCTTTCCACTCTTCCTCGTTCTTATAAGTGGCACCGGTTTCCTTATGTTTAATTGTTGTTGTTACCTTTGCCTTTATAAGCGGAACATCTTTGCCGTCTACTTTAACCGTATCCATTATATTACTACCTCCTGATTAATATTTAAATAACTAATTCCAATATCTACGGAATCTCCGCTACTCATCGTGACTTTAAGAGCTACCCCTGATTCTACAATTAAAGGCAACGTTAAAATTTCTGTACTGGCACTGGCTACTAACGTCTGAGCATTCACAATATTGGTTGTGCCATTCTTAATAGTAATCGTTGGAGTATTTCCTGTGTTATTTGTCACTCTTAATGATTTAATAATGACGGTTTCTACCGCTCCGGAACTTGCTACCGCAGGCGTTAATAAAGTAGTTTCATCTGTGGTTGCTACGTTTGTTCCTAAAAATTTATACTGATTAACTATTGCCATTACATTAGAAAGAAGTTTCTAGCTTCTACTTCTTCTTTAAGTTCTTGTTGAAACGTGGTGTTAAGTTTTTGTACCACACCATCTAAATCTCTCACTAAAGAATTAGCCACCGTATCATCATAATCTAAACCTTGTCTTGTTAATACCTGTACTATCTTTGCCATTATACTGTTGCTGTTCCTTCTTCAGTGATTCCTTTAGTGTCTCTTTTTTTCTGTAATTCCTTTAATCTTTTTTCTTTTTCTGGAGTTAGTTTTATACCCAATGCTTTATTCTTTTTTAATGCATTGTATTCAACCTTATCATATGTACTCATATGTTCTAAACCTACAAATCTTTCTTCAGCAATTTCTTCATCACTTGGAAAATCTCGTTCTGCTAATTGATTAGCTCTAAATTCTTCATACAATTGATCTGGGTTTGCTAACATTTTTGATAAGGCAACATTAGGTGAAAAGTCCTCATACGCCTGCGTGCCTGCGATTCCTTGGTTATACTTGCTTACATCTAATGGATATCTCATCCGAAACTCTTTCATTTGATCTGCATATAAATCAGGATCTTTAACAATTCTTCGTGAAGTATCCTCGTTAAAATCATATCCGTATCCCTGGCCTCTGTAGGGTTTGTTTAAATATTTATCAGTGTTTCTATTTAACCATCTATCGAGAGTCGGGTACTCAGCAAATGTTTGAACTCCTTGTCCAATATTTTGTCCTTTTTTCGTAGCCCAGTCTTTAGCGGTCATGATTCCACTCATAAGTTTTCCTGGAATTCCTCCAAAAAAACTAAGTAGACCTCGACCTAGGCCTCCAAAAAATCCACCGATGCCACTTCGGTTTAACCTATGAGAAGGTTGAAACTGACCGACATTATATCCTGCAGGACGTATACCTCTATTGACGTCTCTAATATCTTGTTTAATAGTTGCTATTCTAGTGTCACCTGCTCCACCTCCGGTTGTAGATCCTACTCCAGCTCTAACATCTCCTGCCGTAGGAGCATCATGTTGTTGACTCGTTCCATAATTTCCTTGAGCATCAAAGGAATCATAGTTAGGAATTTCCATTGGTCCACGGTGCGGGGTGCCTGGTTTTAAGGCCTGTAACATTTGTTGTTCTTGTGGTGTAATATAAGCTAAATTAACTTGCTCAGAGTGAGGTCGGGCTTGAAAAGATCTAGGAACTGAAACATTGTTGCCATCATTTTGAGCGTAGTTCTGAAAGTGATGCATAATTCCTCCATCATTTTTTTGAATTCGATTACCATAGGTATTGGTCCAGTCACGAGCAATCTCTGGCTCGTTGGCCCATAAATATCGTCTTTGTTTTTCTGATTGAAATGGCATTATTTTTTCTTCTCTTTTTGTTTTTTTAATTCTGATCTGATTGTAAAAGGAACCGAAGCAATAGCAGGTGCTGCTATTTTAGCCCACCCCTTTAATTTTTTTCCTGGAGTGTGACTCTCTTCAAGAGCTTTAGTTGCAAACTTATTAAGTTTTTTAACTCCCTTGTCACGAGTTTTTTTTAAAGCTTTACCAAATCCTCTTAATGCTATCCCTAATCCTGCCATTATCTTCTACCTCCTGCTTGTAAGTCTAATCTAAAAGTTCCTAATTTCCAATCTTGGTTAACAGCGGTGTTCTCTACTTTCAACGCCACTGACCGAGCTCGCGCCCGTGTATCTTGTTTCGTGGTACTCGAGGTTATATCAAAAGGTCCCAAGGTTGAACTAACCTGAGATGCATTTGGATAGTCTCTTAAGTATAATGTTATACGGGTCGTTCCGGTCTGCGTCAAGAAGTCAGGAATAAATCTTCTAATCGACATAAAGTATTCACCGTCTCCTCTAAACGTTACCCCTTGTTTTTGATCTTGGGTAATATCAAAATCTCCTGATTCAATATTGGAGGTGATCGCGGTACTCACCCCACGTTTAACCTGATTGTTTCCTTTTTCTTGTTCATAATAAGTCGTTACTCCATCCGTATTACCCACCACATCAAAAGACGTATCATCATCCGCATTGTAGTGTGTTGCATGAGGTCTACCAAACACTGCTGAATCTTCCCAGGCTGTTCTATTTAAACTTCCTGTGGTCCATATCCCTCGTTGAGAAGATGAATCAATATAATTATAAGCAACCATTCGATCAACAACATTCGAGCCCTCACTACAATAGAACCAGATCACTTCTCCAAATAAATTATTTAAGCCTGCATTAATCAATTGATTAGAAGTGGTATTGATATCATCATAAACATAGTCTTCGACCAAACAGTCCATTGATTCTAATTTACCAGTGTATCTAAAAAAACCATTCTCTGACATCCAATAACCAGCGCCATCCACTTCCACGCAAGCATTCTGCCCAATCAATCCGCAGTTGGTTCCCGCTTGTTCAAAAGCAAAAGTAAAAGGGGCACCTACAAAACGCATGGTGAAAAGAGCAGTATCGGTCCAGACGTAAATCGCATCACGACCTCTTAAGGCTCCCATGATTTTAGAGCCATCGGCAAATCTTTGTGTCCCTGCCGTGTTGACTGCTGTAGGGGTGTAGTCGGTAATATCTTCCTGAGAAGAAAAGCGAATAAACATATCATCTTGAGTCGTCGTGTCACCAATCGTAGTTTCAGTTCCGAAGAACACTAAGTGTCGATCTGGAGTAGAAACTAGTACATCTCTTGAAGCGGTTGGTGCATTGGCTATAATGGTAGCTCTAGTTGATGTTGCTGTAACCGAAGCTGCATCCCATTCAAAGCATGGTCCATTAAAAATTAAAGCGATCAGTTTAGTTCCGTAGTTATCTAAAGACCACATTCCAGGATCAAAAACTTTATCTCCTGAAGCAGCTTCACCCCAACCAACATAGTCTGAGGTATTGGTTACGGTTGCTCCATCTGAATGAGCCGCGCGAGTTGTATTTCGAACCGCTCTAGTAATACCCGTTAAGTCATTTCCTGAAACTCCAGTATAAGAAATTTCTTCTGTGCCCACTTGAATATAAGATGTTCCTGAAGAAGGAAAAGTAGAAGCATCGGCTACTGTAATCGAGGTGCCTGATCCTCCGGTTCCAAAAGCATCATCGAGTAAAGCTCCATCCAAAGTCGTTGTCACTTCTCCTGAAACCGTACCACTCCATTGACCAATTCCCCAACCATAAGCTCCTAATTGTTGAGCGGGTCCTACGGGATAATAATATTGAACTCTAATTCCTCCAGACGTTGTGGCTCCTGCACCTGTTTCCACTGTAGGCATCGTAATGGTAATTGTTTTTGCAGTAGGGGCCGATGTGACCATAAATTTTTTATCATCAAAATCCGCCGCGACATAATTAGAACCTGTGATGGTTGTAAAATTATCTAGATAAATAATATCTCCTGCACTCATTCCATGAGAAGTTGCAAAGGTAATCGTAACCGTTGCTGTAGCAGGACCAGGGCTAGTGCCGTCTGTTGAAAATGCATTGGTTAAAGTAGAAGTTGTTTTAATAGGATGAATATCATAAAAAATTCCTCCTGAATAAACATAAAGAATTCGATTGGTTCCGATGGCTGCGTATTTAATACCTGTGTTGTCCACAAAATGGTGGAGTGCTCGAGCTGCTCCGGTTAAATAACTTTCTCCTAGTTCAGCCCAACCTCCTATTTTCTCAGGTGTTGAATACCTAAAGCGAACATTGTCACCAGCAATCCATTGCCCTTCAGCTGTGGTTGGTGTGACTTGTTTATTAAATCCTGGTAGAAATCCTATCTTTTGTAGCATACAAAAATCCGTTTAGGATATGAATATACTACATCTTAATAGGAATCAACTCCTTACACCAGCCGTTTTTATAGTCAATGGCCATGATTTTTCTCGCTTTGGCTTCTTGGTCTTTAGTAATGGGCCGTGGTTCGTGTTCCCTGAGCCTTGTTTTTTGTATCTTTTTCCCACCCAGTTGTTCCAGGAACGGAAGCAGCTTGGTATCAATATCGTTCATATTCCAAACATGAGTATAGATCCGTGGATCCGGACCTAGCATGGCTGTATTCGTTCGACAATGAATCCTAATGTAATTGTTTTTTAAGTGATGTTCATAGGCCCATAGAAAATGATCCAAGTTATTAAGGTGGGGATACTGTTCCTGACAATAATAAAAGCCACTTATAATCTTATCAATAGGGTCCCGATAAACGGCAATACGAATCTCACATGCTTTAAGTTCTTTATGATAGGCTTCAAATCCTTTTTCACGTCCGATGTAGGAATCTTTGCCACAAAAATTTTGTACATTAGTACCACTATAAGTCGTAGGTTTCTCATTCCAGAGAAGTTGACCAAGATAATTAATGATGGTAGTGGATCCTGCTTTATTATTTCTGACATACCCCAGACGTTTACCGCCTAGAGTCACACGAACGAGGGCCATTACTTGGTAACACCAAGCATCGGTCGTTTATCAAACATATTGGTTTTAGCAAACGGACCATTAGCATGGTTGTAATGTAGAAAAACCTGAGAGCATATAGTACCTTGAAAAGGCTCACGCCAATGCTCCAGTTCACAGCCTGAATAAATCAGCATGTCTCCTACTTTTAAATCGACACGAACTCCCTTGGGAGCTCCCGGTTTAATAGTTTGTGCATATTCATCAATGACAAAATCCCCGCCGGTTGGGTCCAAGAAGATAGGCCATTCATCACCCCCTAGATGTAAGGTCGTAGAGATCTCACAACTGGGTCTGTCTTTGTGTCGTTTTAAAATATTTCCTTTTTCGTAAAGTCGTGTGTACGAATACGTTGGGAATAGCTCCATACCTGTTTTTGCTTTCATAATTGGAATCATAAACATGAGCAAAGTTTCCATGACCCAATCTCCATATTTAGAATAAGCTCCTGGAATTTGTTTATCTGTTCGATTACCCATGAAAGGATTGTAAAGATTCACTTTATTAGTCTTCACCATAAAATCCACAGCGTCTCGTTGTAGCATCATATAGTTAAATATAAAATTGGCGAACTCTTTAGATATGGCTCCTTTGATCACTTGATATTTTTTTGTTTTAAAACTCATCCTACTTTTCCCTCTTTAT